TTTCAACAGCTTCAGCTTCGATGCGCTGAGTGTTCTCTGCTCTTATGCGAGCCACCGCAGCAATAGTTAGCTGATCTGCAAAGGCAGGGTTCAACGCACGTACTACGTCAACGTCCTGCATGGTGATTGTAATGTTGTTCTCAGTTGTCATGTTGCCCTCTATGGCTTTTGATACTTAGCTTTGACTGCTGCAATCGCATCAGCCCATGTGGTCGTACCGTTCACGCTGTCATGGTACTGCATGTCTAACTGGTCGCCAATGCTGGGGTAAGCATCTCTGCGATAATCAGCATAGTTTGCAGACTTGCCACCGTTGTCCCTGATGTTGTTTGCAACTTCTTTGTCGAACGATGCTTTTGCCCACTCGTCAATCGTCTTGTTGTACTCAGCGGTTGTAAGTGGAATAGAAACCCCATTGACCATACGAGTTAACCCTGTCGAGTTATCTGCTTTTATTTGTTTTTTCCACTGTTCTAGTGTTGCCATTATGTTATTCCATACAAGGTAAATATACCCGTAGCTATGTTTCCAGAAGTAGACCCAAAACTTGTAGCAGCAACAAACTGTATTCGTGTTAGTGCGCTAGTTTGATGAACATATCCAGATGAATAGTAATCAATAGCATATGTTTGTGCTGCTGAATCATTTCCTGTGTAATTAGTAATAGACCTGTTCTCCCACATTTTCATAAATGTTCCTCCCGCCGGGTCGAACAAGCGTAATTCTCCGCTAGAGTTATAGCCAGCGTGAGTCCCTTCACCGGAGTAAGTAAGTTTTATTTTGCCCGAATCATTTCCTTTTCCCCCGTCAGGTACACCAAGTTCATTCCAGCCTGAGTCTGCTCTGTTGCCAGCGTAAGCGGTAGCTGTTGTTGTGTTTTGACCGTAGGTAGTAGCAGTTCCGGTATCTACTTGAAAGTGAAGCTGTCTTTCGTCTGTTGCAGGACTGTAGTTCGTGTAAGTAATTACATATTCTTTGTAAGTGCCATCAAACACTACATCGCTTGCTCCATTTACAAAATCAACAGAAGCAGAGTTAGACGCAGTTTGGGATTTAATAAGTATGTATGCCATTACGATACCCCATACATTTTGATGACACCAGTTGAAATGCTTCCAGAGTCAAACTTAAAACTTACTGCTGTAATTGCGTCTGCTTGATGTATGTATCCAGCACAATAACTGTGCATATGAATGTCTGATTCATGCGCTTCAAATGTTTTACACACGAAATTTTTTGCATAAGTACCGCTTGATGGGTTGTAGAGAGTAAGCACACCGCTTACAGCTTGGTCGGCATCGTTGCCTAAGTCGTTGCAAAGTAACTGGTAAGCATCCCCAAGCGTCTGGTCATAAGCAGCAACGTAAGACATGCTTTCGTTTCCTGTCCCAGATTCATGCCTTTTGCTTTTCATAAACGTCGAAGTAATAGGTTGGTCGAAATCCGTAGAACCGCTAACATCAGCTTGAAAAGAAATCGAAACTGAATTAGTAACAGGGTGAAGGTCTAGTAGGTGAAATTCGTAAACTGAATAACTTGATGTAATGCCCGAAGTAATATCAACAGATGAGGTAGTTCCGCTGTAATCATCGGGAACAGTATGTGTAGAAATAAGCGTGTGAGGCATTATGATGTAGCCAGTCCATAGAGTTTAAATGTTCCGGTAAACGCTCCACCACCAAGAGCCTTGAACTGAAGAGCCGTAATAGCTTCTGTTGTATCGAAGTACCCCGCAACGTGAGCGTCATGTGCAGCAGAGCCGGTATCAGTTATTCCCCTTGACAAGAAATTTTTATAGTCCGTTGTGTTTGAATGACCGAACAATGTTAGATTGCCACACCCTGATGCGTTTGCTACGTCTTGGTCTTGGTATGTCCCTAGCCATTGATATGCTGCGTCTGATGCTGATTGATCTCCACTTGTGTAATACGCAGAGTTTGCAGGGTCATCATCTTCTTCATGGTAAGCGCGAAAGTAGGTACTTACTATCGGAGCATTGTACGAGTAGCTAGACGTAGTAGCTTGGAAGGCAAGAACATCATCGCTCCCGTCCGTCGAGTCGAAGTTTATCCAGTCGAGCATCAATACGTCGTAAGTTCCCAAACTAGAGAACGTGACAGATGTTGCGCCACCTGCGTCTTGGCTAGAAATCAACGTGTGTGCGTCGGTTGGACCGCCAGTAAACTCCAACCCGTTGATCTTTGCTAGGTCGCTATCGTTTTGCCCGTTTATCTTAGCGATACTGGCGATAGCTATGCCGTTTACTTTTGCTACGTTGTTAGCCATTAAGCGTGTTCAATCGTTGTTAGACAGGGCTGTACGAAGATTAGGTCTTCAGCAATGGAGTGACCGACAACTTGCACAACATCATCTGTGCCTGACGGAGCGGTAGTTGTCAACGCCCCTGCTGTACCCGACGCATAAACAGGTGCGCCCGCTGCGCCGAAGTCTGAAAAGGAGTCGTGCCTTATTAGACCAAGCATCATTACTTCAATGTCTGCATCGGCAGATACATCAGAAGTATTCATTGTTACTCCGATACAAGGCATGGTTGCTATTGCGTTGGCATTACATTCCTGAACTTCATTGTTTCCGTCTATATAAACAGGACTGAACGGAGTTACAGTAGCCCCTGCTCTGAAGGTGAATATAATTCCTTGCCCATCATCGTTGTCGATGCTGTTATCCACACCTATTTGGTCTGTAAATTTGATGCTTGAGTTTTCAGGCAGGTTCAGATATTTGTGAGAGGCTAGAGTTACGTCATCTGACGGAGCAAAGGTGGTAGACACCAGCGCAGCAAACGTACCAGCAGCAGCATCGTTAGCTCCTATAACCGCACCGTCAATAGCACCGCCATCAATGTTGATTGCATCTAAAGCAGCACTTTCAATGAAGTTTGCCCTAGTCATCTTCCTTAGAGTGCCATTTGCGCCATCATCTACTACAACAAGGTCAGCATCAGCAATCGTTGTTGAAGCAGTCATGTTCTGAATATCAACTGTAAGAACACCGCTAGAATCAGATATACCTGTAGACGTTACTGTCCCTGCGTTTACTCCTGCAAGATAAGATGTGAGAGTGTCTAAGCCAACCTTCTTGAGTACCCCACCGTCATCGTAAAGAAGTTCGTCTGCTGCTGCCAAGCCAGAAGTAATTTCTGTTTGCCCTGAGATTACATTAGTGTTCAACATCGAGCCTTCAACAGCATTAGCCTGAATGGTTCCTGCTCCGGTTACATTTCCCGAACCATCAAAAGATGCTGAAGTCCAAGCAACATCACCTGTCATGGCAATAGTACGACCAGTCGATAACGCATCGGCAGTATCAGCGTTACCTGTTACATCGCCTGTGAGATCACCTGTGAAGCCATCAGCCGCAGTTATACCCCCGGCACTAATATCTGCTAGGTCGTAACCTGTACCGCTCGTGTTTACTGTTGTTCCGGGTTCGGCTTCTAACGTGTCAAAGAATGTCCACGGATCGCCAGTGGCACTTAGATCCCGGAATATACCTGCGTACTTAGCAGTACCTCCTACTCCGTATGTGCCGTAAATACCAAAGTCTACTGCGTCTGCGCTAGTACCCTGATCTTTAGCGAGCGATATCATAGAGTCGCCAACAGCTACGGTTGTTGAGTCAACAGTTGTAGTTGTTCCGTCTATGTTTAGATTTCCAGTTACGGTCAGGTTGCCACCAACAGAAGCATCATCACCAACGTACAACTTCTTGGCAATACTTGCTCCACCTTCAGTACGAAGCGCACCAGTATCTCCGGTAGCGTCTGAAGAATCGGTAGCGTCAGTTATATCAAGGACACCAGATGTTGTAATAGCCCCTGAAGCTACTGTGCCAAGACCGGAAACATTACCGCTTGTATCGAAGGTGTAATTACCGTCAGATAACGTACCGTCTATAGTTAGATTTCGGATAGTTCCTATGTCTTTGTTGGCATCTAAGACAAGGGCTTTTGAAGCGGCAGCAGTTCCAGCAGTAATACCGTCAAGCATCTCCAGTTCAGCTTCACTAAGTTCTGCCCCAGAGCCGAGCGTTAGCGTTCCTGTAACAGTTAGGTTCTGCCCAATAGTTACTTCTGATGTAGTGTGACCAATGGTTACAGCAATGCCACTGTTTTCGGTTGCTATTCTTAGCGCACCAGTAGCATTGGTGATGTAGGAGTCAGACCCATTGTGATAGAGGGTCATGTCCGAGCCATCACCAATTTTTAGAGGAGTAGAGTCTGTTAGCTTAAGTGTGTCATCAGACTCGTCCCAAAACATAAAGCTGCCAGAGGTTGCTCCATATAATTTAACGTCAAACCCTGAGTCATCTTCACCAACAGTTAGCGTTCCTGTAACAGTCATGTCGGTGACGTTTACTTTGTCACCAGCCTTTATCCACCGGACGTTAGACCCGTAAGTGATCTTGACATCCATTGGGACTCTGGAAGCCGTTGACGTAGTGATAGCCCACTTACCATTAGAGTCGGTAGTAACCGAATCTTCAGCGGTAGAGGACGCAGCGTCAGCACTAACGTAACCCTGAACAGTTGCGCCTGAAATGGCGTTGCCAGCGTTGTCGTATACAAATCCCGTTAGCGTCATTGCCATAATTTATCTACCTGCCAAACCTTGATCGGTCTATTCCCGCAAGGGCATCCCCGACGATTGCTCTCGCATTATCTATCAAATCATCTTCGTCTACAAAGATTAGTTTTATTCCCAATGTCGCTAAATACTCTCTCGTAAGAATATCTGACTGCCTAACCGCTGCACCTTTTTCGTAGTGAAAAAAGACACCCTGCACGTTTATCGAAATGTTTGGGGGATTATAAATTTCAAAGTCTATAACCCTTCCACCTTTGTCTTGCCTACCCCCAGCCATTTGAGACTGGTAAGAAAAATCTATATTAGGCTTCAGACCTAGCTTTAGTAATGCTTGCCAGCATAGATACTCAGGACCACTCCCTGTCCACCATTCAGGAGTGACAATCGTTTCAATGCTCTCAGCCATTACGTTTCAACCAACTGAATTTGTAGCTGACCTCTCTCGTCTAAACCTGTAAATTCAAACCCCGAAGCACTTATCAGATCTACATAGTAAGACCTATCCGAATCATTGTCTTTGTATGTAAACGGAACAAGTGTGTTGGTGTTAATAACAGTTGTTATGTTATCTAAAATTTGCTTTGGTGTTTTACCTCTAAATGTTTTAGCAGCATCTATAGTCACACTGAATCCAAACTTAGGCGGGATCTTTTCCCTCCACCTTAGTTCTATTAAGTTTAGATCAGGGCTAGATAAAGTAGTGTTACTGGTCAAGGTTGCTTTGAACTTGATAGAAGCAAACTCTACCCCAGCCTTAGAAGCAAAATCGTAAGTTGTTGTGCCGTTAGATGTAATAGTTCCAAGTGACGTATACGACTCGTTGAAGTCTGTAGCGTACTGAATTTGAATGTTTACATCAGAGGAACAACTTGACGTAACGGTTCGTAAAGAAATAGCTGTCTTGTTACCAGCAGCATCACCACCGTCAAACCAAGGTGTCTCCATCGACCCACTGCTGTCGTACTGAAATGTTGAAATCTCATCAGGGTTTATTACATCTGGCGAGAGTGCTGTCCAGTAAAGACCAGCCCCAACACCAAACCACATCCGGTACTCGTTGTAAGCACTACCTACGTGAGCAGCTTCAAGCCCTGTATTGTTTGTACCAGTCCACTTTACTTCCCAAGCCACATCATTGAAGCCCAAGATAGCTGACGCTCCTGTCCCAGAAACAACCGGAGAGGCTCCTCCGATACCAGAAGCCTGCCTGCCTGTGGCAAAGACGGTATAGCTTGTATCTATGTCTGCATTTACAAATGCAAGCAAGTCATTGTGAGTTCCGATTAGCTTTATAACCTGACCTGCGTAGGCTTCAGGAATGCCGTGATCTCTGTCAAACCCAACAAGGCTTACTACTGCTGTGTTAGAGCCTGTCTGGTACTTATAGATAGCGTTGCCAGCAGGGAAGTACACAGCGTCCCGCCAAACAACTGTTCCCTTACCAGAGTTGGCGTGGAACGGGAGCCTTAGTTCTGTTTCTTCCCAACGGTTATTGGTTTCATCAAAAGCCCAAAGCCCTACCTTTGTGCCTGCGTAAATAATTGGAGTACCCGCTGCATCTCTGTATATAAACAAAGACGTAACGTAGCCATCTGGAAGCGGTAAAGCAGCTTTCTCTGTAGGGTTAGCAGTTGGTCCAGAAGCCCATTGCTTTAGAACTCCTTCGTTATCTATACCCCATAACTGACCATGCCAAACAGTAAAGTATTCGACATTTCTTGCCGCTCCACTACTAGCATCCATGTCTGTAAACGTAGAGGCATCAGTCGTATAGGTGTAACCAGATGACCCCCTAGCAAAGATCATGTAGTTAGCTGTGGTGTCCCTAAAGACAATCGTTTCTTTTGTTGGGCTTGATAGTGTCTTTAGGCTAGAAGACCACGCATCACTAGCGTTTAGATATTTGTAAACCTTGTTGTCGGAATGAACAACGTACACATCTGTACTAGACCCAACAGTAAATTCGGTAATTGACTTGATAGTTCCAACAGCCTGTGTTGTAGCTGCGTTAGATTTTCTAGGTAAAAGGAGATGTCCTTTGAACCTAGTCTGACAGTCAGACCACCAAACCCTGTCAGCCGTAGAAGGGTCTAGCCCTCTGTTCCAGCCTATACCGCCACGGAAGTCGTTCTGTGTAAGGATAGAAGCCCTTGGGTCTGCTCCCCGTTGAGTGTCGCCAATGGTGAACCTTGGGGCTGCAATACTTACAAGGGTCTTACGAACTGGACCAGAGATTTGATACCGCTCGCTATTCAGAAGTATTTCATTCTTCCCAATAACAGATGCCATTAGTCCACCATCTTTGTTCCGGGTCTAAGCGCAGGAAGGGAACGCTCTGCTTGAGCAGCTATTCCTTCAAAGTACGCAGCCCTTCGGTCATTGTCATCAGGGTCTGTTGTGCGCCCCCTAGCAAGACTAAACAAAGCTTTGCTCGTGGCGCGCGCAGCCACTAAGTCAGGATCTATTTCACAAGTAGTAGAGTCACTGCTTAGTAGTGACGGAAGGTTGTACCCAATGAGCCGTACCAAGCTGTAGCCAACTTCTTTTCTAGCCGACTCAGATAAGAAAACTTTTCTAGCTTCTCTATCTACTCGATAAGTACCAGCCCACAACCTGTTGTATACAGCAGACTCTGTTTCGACAGCTTTGATGTCATTGATCCAGACATACCTAGCACCAGTCGTTGCGTACTTCAATCCGACAGAAATAATTGCATTGTCTTCTTCGGGATTAGCTAGCGAGACACGACAGTACGTCCACGTTCTTGCAGCTAAAGCAGGCACAGCAAGAGTTTCTTTTATTGTGCCAAGATCCGCAGCACTACTTAGGCACAGAGTTATATTGCCTGCTGTTGTAGCCGTAGAAGATTTTATCCAGAACTCAATGGCATCATACTTCCTGAGATCTTTAGACCCAATAGCATGTGATGCAAGGATATCCCCAGAAGAAACAGAGCCACTTATGTACAGGCGAGAAGACGCATTGTTTGCTTTGAAATCTTCAGAGTCTTTGGTCATGGTTACATCACCATCAACCTGCTCTGTCCAAACAATGTTAGCGTCTTGAATCTGCTCACCAGAGTAGTGGTGGCGGTAATCTACCTGCGAGATTGCTGTCATTGCTGTAGGGATGTCGTAACGACTGTCCCTTATATGACCGTGGTTAGAAATATCTTCGTTGATAACAAGCCCACGAGGAGTCCTCTGAGTTATAGCTTGATTGATAAACTCGTGGATTCGTTCAGGTGGATACTCAGCGCGCCAGTATTCGTAGGTGTCTGAGGTAGCCGTAGACGCAGTAGCGGCTGGCTTGAAGGTGAATGTACCGGATGAACTAACGTAGTCCGTTACACGACGGATAAGACCATCGTTAGTACCAGAGGTGAACACAAGCCAACCACCGTTGAACTCGTCATCTCCACCTAAGTAATTAGCATCGACAAGGGTTGTTGTGCTTCCATTGCCACTTGCGGAACTGGCTGGCGATTGATCTAAGTTCGACGCAATAGATCGCCTGATCTGCTCTCTAGTCCTGCTTTGAAATGCAGCCACGATGTACCTACTTGCTTGCTCTGCGCTTTCTACGCCAGTCAGCTAAAGATCTTAGACCACCTTTTAGGTCATCTAGTTTTTCTTTGCTAACCGGATGGGTTGCTTGTTGCTTTGCAAAAGCCTGTGCCTCTTGCGCTGCAACTTCTCGTTCTTTGTGAAGGAGTTCTTGTAACTGATGTCCTTCAAGTCTTGATGCTCCGGGGATGTAAACATTCTTTCCATGCCCAACATCAAAGGTTTCTTCGGACGGTTGCCCGATCACACGCTCAACATCTCTAGAGAGGTTAACCTGACGATGCCCAGCTTTTCTACCTGCGGATACAGGCAGCCATATTTGTTGCTTCGCCAAGTTAACCCTCTCTAAAAATTAGTCGCGAATTGCGAGCATTACCCATCCGTACTCGGTGTCAACTGAAACGACACCCATAGAAGTACCAATCGGTCTTGTGTCCTCATTAGCTGAAGTATCCCAAAGATCAGCAGCACCGGATTCACCAGAAGCCTGACTTGTGCCAATTGCGTCACCAACTACGTAAGTCGCTGCGCCAGATAGTACAGCAGCAGGACCAGCAGTTTGTATCCAGCAGAAGTAGTCTGCGGTTACAGGAATGGTAGTTACACCTAATGCTCCGGTAGTCATAGTACCGTCACCGTCAATGATCTTTACATCCTTGTAAGGGTTATACATCAAACCGAACTGCGTAGAAGTAGTGAAGGCAGTTCTAAAGCCATCTGACTCATCAATAGTTATTTCGCAACCTGCTGCACTAGCGACTGCGGTATTAGATTTAATTCGATATACCTCACCCTGCGCTGCATTGTCGTTGATAAAAAGGTAGCCATCTTTGTACTGGTTTTTGCTTACAGTAAGAGAAGTAGTTGTGGTTGCTGTCAGCGACCCCGCTGCTAACGCAGCAGTAGCTAGATCTCCGTCATGCGCCCCAACAGCAGCAATGCCATCTACTATTTGACCAGCAGAAGTAATAGCTGTGCCACTGTTTTCTGCGTAATAGAAAACTCTTCCGTCAGGCGTGACCGCCCTTGTACCAAGTTTCTGCTTCTGAGAAGAAGTCTCTACTTTTTCCTGTCCGTACCCTAAATGTACGGTTAGCGGAAATGCCATTTCAATATCCCTCCTTGGGATAAGTTTTGAGCAGGTTCTAAGCCCTGCGATAGTCCGATGTTAAAGGCTCGGTCTATCTTTACACCTTTTTAGATTGCCCTATTTTTTTCTTTATACGGACATCTGTGTCTAGCTTACCTGATGCTATAGCTTCAGCAAAGGTTTCTGCCTTTTCTTCTACCTTAGGCTCAAGTTTAGCTTTAGGTTCAGGGGGGCTTTCAACAAAGCCTCTATTCAAATAGACCTGAAGGAAACTTTTTGGAAGATTAGGATGTTCTTCCCAAACTTCTTCTCCTTCAATCATTGCCATCTTCCATAGGGAGATTTTTTTTACCCCACCTACAGACATTTCAATTCTACTTTGCCTAGAAACCATTATGAAAACCCCCTTGAATTACCTACTACGCACTTGTAGTTGGATCGCCAATTTCGTAACGAGCAGCCGCACCCTTAGTGTCATCAACTTCAAAGACTGCATAGTCTTCAGTAACAACAACCTCGTATGCACGAAGCGATGCATCCCGCTCACGCTCTTCTGAACGACCACTTGCGGACAAGTGACCCATTGCAGACTTGTCAGCAATTACTCCGTAACCAGAATCAACCGTGCCAATCTTTGCAATGTTTCCATCCTCAAAGAACGGGACACCGGAAAGCTTCACACCAGAGTAATAATCTTTTACTGCTGGCTTGTTGAAGGCATCAGGCAACGGGTAGGTAGCAAGCGTGTTACCAACTGATGTTGCAAGGTTCCAAATAGCGTTAGGGTGGTGAACCACAAAAAGTTCTGAACCAAACTTGCCTGACTTTGCATTAGCAATAAGAGCCGATGCGTTAGCAAGGCTCAAAGAAGCACCGTCAGCACCAAGAACAGTTCCACCATTCAAGGAAGGGAACAGGGCAATGATGTCTGTGTCCTTCTTCCTAGCCATAGCGTCACCCATCTGGCGACCAATGATCTTGTACACATCTTCGTTGTTCTGTCGAAGAAGAGTGTCGGTAATAATTACCTTAAGACCAACTTCCGCTGTAGTTGCTGTAACAGTTGAGACATCAATGTCTTCACTGTCGATCATGTCCTGACCTTCTGCAAGGTCTTCCGCATCCATCTGAGCAACTTTAGGGATTTCTAGTTTGTACTCACCCTTACCAAGATTGAACTTCTCAATAAGCCCAACCAGTGGAGCGTTATGCTCCTCTGTGTATCGTGCCTGTGCAAGCATGATACGAGACATGTTCTGGAGATTTCCAGATGTACTCGTCTGTACTGCCATGTTTATTTACCTCAATCGAAAATAGAAAGACCTAACTTCTTAGAAGCTATTCTTGCCATTTCTGTAGTTATCGCAGGATCACCTGCGTTGTATCTATCTAAGACGTTTTCAGAATTAGTAGGTGCTACATCTGCCGAAGGATTTGCGCTGTTCAAACTCTGACCCGGAGTAACTTGCTGAACTCTTTGTTCTAGCTTGTTAATTCGCGACAAAGCCTTTGCATGCTTTTCCATAGTTACAGGGTCAGGTAAGTCTTGTAACTCCGCATACGCAACTCCATATTGAGTTGCTAGTTCGTATGCTTTAGCAAGTTGAGTACGAGTATTTAACTCGGTCTGCATTTGCTGGGATTTACCAACGACTTCATCAGCCCGTTGTTTTGCAAGATACGCTTCTTTAGCAAGAGCAGTTTGCTGTTGAGCCATTTGCATTGCAGTCGAATCATCCATCCCTTGATCTATAAATCTTTGGGTTAGCTGCTGACCGTATGCGTTTACTTCAGCCTCTAACGTATTAGAGTTCTGAATTTGTTCGGCTCTTGCGCGCGCTGTTCTTTCAGTTTCAAGTTGCGTTTCCATCTCTGCTATTCGTTTATCGGTAGCAGATTGGTACTTGCGTAACTCTGGATTCGGTTGTTCTGTACTTCCTACTGGTTCTGTAGTTTTTGTTTGTTCTTCAGTGTTAGCTTGAGGTTCAGGTTCAGGAGTAACCTCGATAGGGGAGTCAGCCGTTTCCGTTAAATCTTCAGTGATATCTGGTGCAGGTGTTTCTACACTATCGTCAAGCTTCAACGGAATCTCGGTAACTTCTACCGTAGATTCAGATCCTAGATCATTTGTCTCAGTAACCATGTTCACGCTCCAAAATATGACACCGTTAGATGGCACACTTATTGTTTAGGTTTCACAAATAATAAAGCATCAGTTGCTTATTGAGCAACAAAGCTTGGCTTCAGAAGCCCCTTCAAAGCAGGATTACTACCTAACGGAGGAGGCATAGGAGTAATGTTCCCTCCTCCCATTGCAGGCTGCTCTGGGGGAGTAAGCGTACTAGAAGGAACTATCGGCTGTGGTGGTGCGCCTTGTGCTGCTCTAGCTGCTTTAGACCGCATGATCTTCTCGACTTGCGATTCTAATCCAGCGCGAACTAATGCTTCCAAGAACCCCGCAGGTAACGGCGTGTCGTTAGTGTTCCGGTATATGTAATCAACTTGTTCGGGGTAATCTACCAAAACTTTATTTCGCAAGACCTTTACTTTATCTGGCAAGTAATTACCCGCTGCCGTTAGTGATTGAGAAGGAGCCTCGTGCCAAGCTTTAAGGGCTTGTGCCTCAAGGTCATCATCGGCGGGGATCTTATCTTCAAACTCAACACCAAGAGTTTCTTTTACTTGATCCTTGCGCTCTCGTGCATCGTCAATAATGTCGAAGTAATCATTTGTAAACTCGCGCTTAGTATATTCACTACCATCGCTGCGGCGACCTGCGTTGTAGAAGACCAAAGCCTCCTGAAGCTGTGAGTCTCTGCGCTTATTGATAATGTCGATTGTTGCAAAGAACCGCTTGAAAGGTTTACCAGCAGCAGCAGTCTCTGCATCAAACTTTTCTAGTTCTGCAACAAGAGCGTCTTTGACATCGTTCTGCTCGTAAGGCTCAAGGTCTTCATAGTTGTCAGCAGAAAGCTTTCCTTCTTTGAACAAACCAGTAACACGGTCTTGCAAAATATCTGACCGGGAAAGCGCACTGCTCTGCTCACCGATAAATTCTAGACCCATTGAAAGCCCTCCACCAAAAGCATCCTTGGGGTTGCCTGTTGCAGACTCTTTGATGATATTCGGAACTTCTTGAAGCGCAAATGGAATGTGACTTTCCGCTATGTACTCACCAAGAGTTTCACCAAATCGGGACTCGCCATATTGTTTGAAATTCATAAACTCAAAAATATCTCCGACAAGTGGAGAGGACAAATTGAGCCACGCATCTAATGCTTTCTGAGGCTCTTTTTCCCAACCAGCCCCGGCTGACGCTAATATAAGCGCAGCCATTGACTTGTACGGACCGAAAATGTTCCAGTCTCTAGGCGCACCAAGCTTTGTTAGCCTGACAGACATAAAGTTTGGATTCATTCTGCCATTTCTCATTAGTTGAAAATCTGTTTCTTGACCCAATACTTCGTTAGCTGCAACTGTAATAAGCGTACCCATTGATACCAATTTCATTACAGCCCTACGTGCAATCAACTGGTCTGCGTTTTTATTGTTTCTGATGCCAAAATTGATATTCAGGTTACGCCTTATCTGCCTGTCAAACGGAAGAGCATCTACCATGAAGTCAACATCCATGCCCTTTGTTGCACGATGTAGAGTCTCGATTCTTGCCCTAAAGAATCTTGGTGCAAATAAAAGTATGTCACCAAATACACCAGCCACTCCGTTTGGAGTCCAGCCAGTAAGACCGTTTACACCGTTTCCGATTTGGCGCGCTGTCCCATCTGCAACAAGTTCGTCAAAGGTCTTCCCTGACATCCTCATGTATTCCATGATTTCTGAACGGGCTTGTCTAAGTCGGAACATATCACCGAAAGCACCGAAAGCTTCGTTAGCCCTACGAATTAGCGGGGCTTTACCTATTGTTCCAGTAATCCCTTCTGGTCGGAGAGTTACTTCTGTATCTACTCCACCATGCCTTATGCCCATACGGTCAATTATCTCGTGAGAACTTGGCGCGCCATCAGCTTGTGACTTTTTATCAAAGTTCCTAATGTTGTCTGCCATTGATTCACGCTGTAACCGTTTGCCTTTGCGTCCGGGCTTACCGATCAAAGACTGAAGATGATCTTTCCAAGCAGCAGCATACTCACGAGGGTTAGAAAACTGCCCTGACTTACCCTGAATACTGATACCAGAGTCATCTAGTGTTGAGCCTACTGCTCGCCTTATACTCTGGTAAGTACCTAAAGGACCAAGAACTTTTGCACCCCTACCTGTTGTAGCCTGCATTCCTTCTTGTGAACGCCTGATTGTTTGAAGGTCATCAGTGTTTAGCCACACGTTGCCATTTATACTTCTAAATTTTGTATCGCCTCCGCGTGATCTTCCTTTTTGTGCCTCTTGTATAGCAAAATCAATCTTGGGCTTTAGATCATCTAGTTCTAACTGAAGGTTTATTAGCCTGCGTTTAGATTGGGCGTACCTACGCTTTGCTGTGTCAGACCTTTTTCCTGCTCGGTCTAGTTCATTTTTACGAGCAGTTACTTGCACTTTAAATTTCTTAAGTTCTTCACGCGCTTTTACAAACGCAGCATCTCCGTTAAGTGGAATTTCTGCATCATCCAAGTCTCTTGCTGAAAGTTTTACATCAACTGCTGCGGCTCCTTCTGCTGCATCAGCAGCGTCCTCTCGTTTACGCGCAGTGGCAAACAAACCCTCTGCTCTTTCTCGCAGCTTCTTTGTCCGGGCTATAAATTTTTCTCCCTCACTTACTTCTTTCAGCGAGCGTTCTATTATTTCTGGAGTTGTCCCTTTTAGTTGCTGAGACTCTAAGCGTTGCGCTGCATTTGCAAGTAACTCTTTCTGTGATTCTTCAAACTTTACAAGGCTTTCTATCTGATCTTGTAAATCAGCAGAGTGCATTTTGGCAAGTTGCAACCTGCCTTGTTTTGTCTTTAAGACTTCTTCAGCTTTATCTACTGCGTTCTTTGCTTCATCCTGAAGCTTCTTAACAATTCTTTGAACTTGAGCAACGGTAGTCGCTTCTTCTAACTTAGCTGTCAGCTTAGATAACTTGCCCGTATAAGTATTAAATGCTTTAGATGCCCGAACATATTCTTGCTGCTTTGATGTAAGCCGTACTTGTTGTTCGCCCAATCTCTTTCTAGCAGAAGATATTTTTGCACGAAGGGTATGCGCTTTAGTTGTAAGTTCAATACCTGCTAACTCTTTTGTCGTTAGGGCAATTCTTTCGCCAGTTACAGGGTCTACATAATTAAGAACAAACTTGCCAACTTGTTTATCAAGGACAGCTTCATAAATTTCTGTTGACCATTGACCCATCTCATCCCATACAGGTAGGTACTCTTCCCCTTTTTCAAGCATTTCGGCTTGAGTGAAAGCCTTGCCTGTCGATTTGTCGATTGCTCTTCCTTTTTCAGAAGACCCTTTTGCTGTTCGCTTTTGCCCCTTTACAAGTTCTTCAACTTCTTGTCGTGTTGGACCACGAGAAATAAAGAACCCTCCGTCACCAAGTTCTGCTTTGTAAAGCGACTCAAACCCAAAGGCGTTCATATCAGCAGTTAGACCTTGTGCTGTTACACGCAAATAATCCATTGCTTCTTGCTGTTTAGGACTTAAGAATTTCTTATATGCTCCGTAGTCTTGAGCAAGGTCAGCTACGGTAGGTCGGGCTTCATATAATTTACCAGTACGAGAATTTATTCCTTCTGGTACACCTTGAAGGTTTTCAATCCGAAGCCCTGTATCGGCATCATCAAACACAAAGACGCTGCTATCGCCAGCATCTAACTCGCGAAACTTCCCACGAATATCACCAACTAATCTATTTGCCGTACTACTTATCCGTGGGGCAGACGCTTTTATTACTGCGCTTACAGCCATGCCCGGCAGGGTACTAGGGTTAAGTTGCTCGTCCCTTACTCCCACTGCTTTAAGAATTGCTTTAGATTTTTCAACGGCTCTTCTAATAACATCAGGCGATACTATTTTCGGAATAAGATCTTCGACAAGTCCGGGTGCGTAACCAGCAGGAAGTTCTACTGCCTTTGTTTGGTTTACTTCAAACGCTTCGTCCGCAGCAGAAACCTTGCCAGTGGTAGGACTGATGTCAGGATCATCAATAAATTTAAAACTTAGCTGTTTAGGTTCAACAGCAGCAGCCGTACCTGTGGCTGGAGTGGTGGGAGTGGTTTTCTTTTTTGCACCGGGACGCAGAATTAGAGTTCCATCAGGAATGTCTGCTATAACCCGACCCCCAGCAACTGACTGGGTGACATTTTCCATTCCCACGCCTTGATCGTAAAGTGATGCTACCTCACGATCTCGACCGACCCAGACAATATCTTCTGCGGGGTACTGGTCGAGTTCTCTTAGCATATCGTCGGTCACATGTGAGAATGTCTCGACATTGCCTAGTTCGTCACGTTCATATCGCACCACATCACCAGCAGTAGTTCCTTTGTCTTGCCAGAATCCGCTAGGAGTACGCCACGCTTCGCCTTCATAGACAGGAAGTTGGTCAATTGCCCCAGCCCCCCTAGCAGCAGCGTCAGCTTGCTTTGCAGTAGAGCCTGAAGGCATTACAGCCTTCGCTCCTTTTGTAGCAGCCCTTCCAGCACCCAGTGCGCCTTTTGCACCAAGCATCGCTATGTCTGCACCAAGAACATTTGCTGCGCTCGTAGCTGTCCTTCTAGCAAGACCTCCAGCAGCAGAGCCACCACCTGTTGCTATACCTAACGCAAGTTCAGGCAGAAGTTCAAATGCACCTTTGACTCCAACATCTATTTCGTCTAGTCGTTTGCCACCGGGAAGAGGAATGCCTTGACCCGGAAGTGCGTTTAGCCTAGTTGAAGGCATGTCCGTTGCGCGCCATGCTGCTGCCTGTGCTTGAAGTTCCTTTGCTGCGTTTCCTTTTATAAGGCTTTCAAGAGTAAACAACGGGCTGGCTTGTACAAATTTAGGGAGACTTGATTGAATCCCACGCCTAGCCCTTTCTTCAGCGAGGTTACTTTCAAGACCCATAAAGTCTCCGGGGGTAACTGCACCAACTGTTGATACAGCACCAGACATACCTGTTTCTATAGCCTTACCAAGGTTCTCAAGAACAGGCGTTGTAACTGGCTGCACAAAACGTCCAACACCTAACACGCCACGACCTACTGCTCCGATCCCACGACCAAGTGTCTGGTCAAAGAAACTAGGAGAAGCTTGAGGCGGTGGAGCCATAGGAGCAGGAGCAGGCGGGGCTGCGGCAACTGGAGGCGGCGCAGGAGCGGGAGGAGGAGGCGCAGGGGCAAGAACTGCCTGTAAAGCCTCTCTGCCACCGGGGAGTCTGCGTAGCTGGTTGATAGCCAAGCGTCCTCTAGTGCCACCTTGCCTTGCTTCTTGCACAAGCCTAGCTAGCAACAAGTTGTCTTGAGGAGGAGATGCTCCAACAAAGTTTGAAAACGATTGGGTCATTAGTAATACAAGAATCTAGTGGAAGGCTTGTACCTACTTTGCTGACTGTACTGCCTTCCTAGTTGTGCGAACCGATCTGTAAATGGAAAGTCTTCAAGGAAATTAGAGAACGTCATTGTTGGTTCTCCACCACCAAGGATCTGCTCGCCAAGCTTTCCGTAAAACTCAGTCATTGCTCCTGAGTAAATATCTTCAGCCTGCTTTCTTCTATTAGAAGTATCAAGCATTCCCTTTTGACCAAGCGTTCCAAAGAATGCAGCGCGTGGTTCTTCTTCAAGAAACCCTGCGAATGTAGGATTGATTGCCATTAGAGTCCGTACCTTGATGCTGCAAAGTTGAGGAAGTTCTGAGGAGCAGTACCTGCTGCCGAAGCATCCTGCCTTGCAAGAACATAATCAGAGAAGAGATCGTCTTCTGTTGGGCGACGGAATGCACTGCTTACAAGCCCTGAGTATTTTCCTCTTTGGGCTGCTGCAAGAAGGTTTCTGGCATCCCTTGTATTCGCTGCTTGTTCTGGATTGAATACACCCTCAAGCCCTACTGGAACCTGACTTCCCCCAAGTCCTCTTAGGTAGCCCACATCCTGCAAGGCTTGACCGTAAGTACCACTAAGACCGGAAGGTTGATTTCGTGTAGTTCTAAGGAAGTCTTCAAATGAAACTTGAGGAGCAACGCCACCTGCTTGCTCTCTTCCCATATTTGCAAAACTTGCTGCCCTGTACGCATTGGTCAGGGGGAAGGTTTGGCGTTGTAAATAACTGGCTAAAGGACCGACACCCGTTGCTGCATCACCATACACATTTCTAAAAGCTAGCCTTTGACCTGCTGCTGTTAGATATCCTTGCGGGTCGTTTATCAATTCTTGGCTAGACAACACAGGGAACGACCCTGCTGCTGCTGGTGGAGGTTCGGGTCCAAACACAGGAGGGGGAGGCACAACAGGAAGCGTCTGATCGTAAGGTCCTGCTTGATCTGGACCTAGCTGACCTGTTCCTAGTGCATTAGGATCAACGGTTTCTCCATAGAAAGGATCTATCCCGACATCTTTGCCAACATCGTAAAGGGCTTCCGCATCAGCACCAGCATCAAATTGTTTAGCCTGTTCCGCAGAATAAAAATTCTGAACCTCTTGGTGGCTACCTAAATTATTGTTTCTAATATCATCTTTTTGTTTTTCACTGTAAGAGTTGAAGCCATCAGGGTTGCTTGCCCATGCGTCCGGTATCTGTCCCGTTACGTCTGCTTCTCTAGCACCTAGAACTTCATCTGCAAGGCTACCCCATGTAGCTTTGAAAGCGTCATCGGCTAGCAGTTTTCCATCAATCAAACCACCATCAATACTTCTATTCCAAGCATTTCCTCCTCTTGGAGTGCTGGAGTAATAGTTACGTGCCTGTTGCAACATATTACTGACAGAGCGATCTAGATTATCTCTGCCACCTAGTTCTGCAATTTTTCGTATTGCATCTTCTATTTCTTCTCTGCCTATTTTTTGATCTACTGTACCTACTTTTCTGGAAGCATTTCGCCACATATCAACAGGCAGGTTTACAGTACCGTCAGCGTTTACGGTTATGTCTCCAAGCTTGGCATCCCACGAGCGTACTGGATCATTAAGAAGCGAAGCTTGCTTTTTTCTTTCTTGCTCTTCATCGAATTTTTCTTGTGATTCACGCGCTGCTCTTTCCGCATCTAGCCTGTCCAGCTCGTCTTGATCTATTGTTGCGTTAGTGAATGCTTGACTGTTTGCGAAATCAAGTTGGTTACGCAGGTCGGCACTAACAGGATTTGGAATTACTGGTAAATCAGGATCGAATGTTTCTCCGTACATTCCTGAATAAACTCCGGGGGCTGCGTCGTAACCTACTGGGCTTGCGCCGCCATTTAGCCTATTGCTATCAAAGCCAGCCCCTCCAAGCGGGGCGTATGCTGCTGGGTCAATCCCCCCTAAATTCCCAACCGAAAAGTTAGAGCCGGGCTTGAATGTACTATATGCACCACCAGTCGGATCGTAATTAGGATCAATAGAAGCCACCATCGACGTAAACGATTTATCATCTGGGCGAGGAGCAGAACTGTAATAGCCTTCTATATTGGAGGGGTCTGTTCCAAATGCAGAAGAAGCACCTGAAGATACTTCTCTGGCAGAAGTGCGGTCTTCTTGGGCTGGTGTCATTTTGGGAGTCAGATTTTGATTAGCACTAAGTGGTTGTAAACCGCCTGATAAAACACTTTCTAACCCCGGAGCAATAAATTGAACAGATATTGCAGCAGCAGGAATACCAGCCGTTATAGCAGCAAGTCTTTTTGCTTCTGATTCACTATTGGCTTCAACATATTTATTGCCTAAATCAAGACCCCACGCCCTAGAATACGAAGGAACACTAGAATCTACTACATACTTTGCCATTACATATTCCCTAGAGGATTAACTCTTGGTCCCGCTCCTCCCGGTGTACCCGGTGGAGCCTGCTGTGGATCGCCAGTCCGTTGAAAGCCTTGCATCTGAGAAGATATTATGCCACCTGATACGTCCATGGGGCTTCTTCCCGTACCACTCGGATTAGGATTTGGGGCTTGAGGCTGTGGGGTAGCACCCTGACCAGCCTGCGGAGGAGTCATACCAATAGAACTTAGTAACTGCTGGAACTGTAAGTCTTGGGCAGTCTCTTCTTGTTGGTCTTGTTTCAATGTCTTTCGTAGAAGATCTACATAAATCAGGGCTTTTTCTTGCTCGCCCGTTTGCATTAGACCTTCGATCAACGTAAGCAACAATGCCTTTGGCTCTGTTACTTGTGCTTGCTGTGCCGAAATTGAATTACGGAACTGGTCTACATCATTGATCTGTAAGACATTCTCCCAAATCCACTCGTCCGGTGCAAGAGGCTTCTGACCTTCACGCATCATCTGTGCCATTGTGATTAGCTGCGGTTCGTCTTGTGGCATACGCACACCGAACTTGATATCAATCGCACCTGAACCTTCAAGATCAGCAGGCTTTATTTCTTCGTTGAAGTAGCTGGCAATATCGTTATGGCGACCTCTTACCTCAAGCGGGTTATAGCCACCAGCTTCGTACTGCATTGAAATGATTTCAGAGATCTGTTTATAGCAGGCAGTCATGCCTTTTACTCTGGGTTCGATCTGGTGGGCAGAGCCTTCCTGCAATATCTTGGCTGCAAAGCCTGAGATAGCAAAGGGAAGTTCACCGTAGCTTACGTTCGATAAACCACCACGCTGCAACTCACCTGATACCAAGCCAACAAATGCTCCCGTATCAAGAGGCATTGTGACTTCTTCCATCAAACGAATATCTGTTCCTGCTGGCAATGGAACCTCTGACCCATCCTGCCACGGATCAGTGTCAAGAGTTGTAGTTCCATCCGGGGAAACAATCTTGTATGGTCGCCTTACAGCGCGCCGTACAAGTGTCTTATATGCACTCATAGCGAAGTTGTAATCTTCGTAAAGAATCCGGTTGGCAGAGAATATCGACTCACCGTAATCTCTTGCGGTGTCATCACCCGATAGATCGTCCTGTACCCAAGGGGCTGGACCAACTGCGCCAAGGAATACTGGAGCGCATGGGTTGCCGTTTACGTCAGTGACATTGTGTTTCGTAAGGCGTTTGCCGTACTTGACCGTATCTTCATCACCACGAACAATGACTGCGTTTTCTGTTCTTGAGTAATAGTCCCAAACAGTTACACCTGAAGAAGTTTCTCCCTCAATCAAAGGCTCAACATCTACGTTGTAAGATCGCTTTACCGCAGCAGGCGAGCGTTTTGTTTTGTGTGCAAGCCAAACAATCCCTTGGTCATCCATCTCATAACAAATGTGAAGAGGGTCAAGTGGTGTTATGTCAACATATGTAGAGCCATCTTCGTGCTTGTTTAGCATGGCTCGCCCTGCATACCACCCACGGAGCGTCACATAAAAGGCTAGTTGCTCTCTGACAGATGGTTGACCGTATCTTTGCATTCGTTCATCGGCAAGGTTGAGTGCGCCGATAACGAACTTTTCCTTCAGTGTGCCGGGAGTACGGTCATCAACCTCAGAACTGAGGGGTACTCGTACCGACATCTGGGCGTTCGACAGGTAAGACATGATCTTATCTGCGAGGATCTTCGGAGCGTTTGATGTGTAGCTTTGGTAGCCATTGCCAGCTTCGTATGGATTCATACGGTACAGACCGTAATCGCTTTCCATGCGGGTACGTCTGGTGCGGAAACCCGGCGACTCCCAAACTTCTTCAATCTGGGAAATTAGGTCATCAATTTTAGCCACATTACCACCTGTTTACAGTAATTATCTTTGTTGCGCCTGCCGCTCTAGCATACCCGAAGTTTACAACTAATCCGTAGGTTACTGCTTTTATGCTGTGATTGAAAGCATCTCTGGGTTGTCTTCCGATCACGTTGTTATCTCTGTCTGTGCGCCACGTATACACATGGATTTGATCGTCAAATGGGTTAGCACAACCACCCAATTCAGAGATTAGCCCCCTAGCTTTGTGGTTGATTATAAAGCTTGGCTGCTTTGTTGAGGGGTTTTCTTTCAGGAACGTGTTGAACCTTTCGATTCCGTCCATGATTCCGACCCGCTCTGACTGCATGTACAGCTTTGCCTTCTCCAACCAAGTATCAACAGGTCTTGATTCCCCAATGTTGTGTGCGGCAATGTCGATAACACCATGCTGTACGTCCTTCCACCACGGTCGCATCTGGCAGATCTCGATTATTTCCTCTGTAATCTTTTCTCTTTCGTAGATTTCGTCAATAACTCGTACTTGATCTCCAATAATCTGCACTGCTACCACTGCATATGCGGACTTAGTGACCTGAGAATAGCCGGGGTCAACCCAAAGATGCACAGGTTCTTCTTCGATGTACTCAGCTTTGTCGGATATATGAGTAGAAACATCGAATATGTTGTGTACAAGCCCTTTTGGTGGGGCTGGTTTGCCTGCAACACGTTCATTGAACCAGTCTTCGGAGTGTAATCGCTCCAGTGACAGGATTTCTTCGTCATCTCTTCCGTTCGGATAGACAACTTTGTTAGTCCAAGAGGGCAATGAAAAAGAAATAGCGTCATCGTCCGGGTTATAGAACTGCCAAGCCTCCCATTGCGACGGATACCAACCTAGCGACATCTCAAACGTACCCTCTAGGAACAAATACCCACGCTTTTCCGCAACACGACCACGCAACCTAAGAAAACTTTCGTAATCAATCTGCGAAGACTCGCAAGCTACCACCATTCTGGGGGCTTCCATAGCCAAACTACGATGATCTTGGGCAGATTTAGTCTTGATGGTAAAAACACCCGGCTTATCACTCGTACCACACGCCACAGTCATCTCACCGGGGTCAATGCGCTTGGTCTGCTTTATCAAAAAACCCAACTTAGTCAGGATCTCAGACAAATAATTCCACTCAGCACGAGTTCGCTCGTAATCCCTAGCTACCAACCAACATACATCACCACTCTCAAACTCATCCAACCTGTTGATGATCGACAATGCTCCCAAGAAACTCTTACCAGCACGCTCACCACCAGCTACCAACTTGATACGAGCCTTGTGATTCAGGATATCGTCCTGCTCTTCCCAAGTCTCATAGCCGACCGTAGTCAACAAAGCTTTTCTATCTTCTGCCAGTAACATTCTTACCCCCTAAAACACAAACTTCCCATGCGAAGAGGGTCCAGCACATAGGAAGAATGCGAGCCGATGAATCTTAGCGCAAGAACACTAAAACATTGTTAGCCGTACCACCTAAAACAACTACTTTACCCTGACGAGGAAGTCTGAGTGGAGAACACCCCGGATACGTCAGCACCATCAACAAAACAAAGTATAAACAACATCACTTTTCTTTGCTTGGTTTTCTTTTATATAAACAACAACAACACCTAGACGTTACAGCCTATCCCCCCCCTTTAGGGGGGTAGGTGTAACGGCAGTAGCGTTACATATACCGTTACATAGCCGTTACAGCCGTTACAGGTACACAAATCCTAGTTCAACTTGACCACTTCAAGGTGTAACAGCAGCGTAACAACAAAAAAAATACCAGTACGGGACTCCACATGGCGATATCACCACAACAGGGGTAGGCACTTTTTGGATCTCAAACCGTCAAGAGAGTACCTACCTCCATCACACTCCACACCCCAACAGCACACCCCCCTCACCACCCTGCCCCACACACCGCCGCACTCCCCACACACCGCCCGCAAAAACCCGACTTTGTGAAAAGAATCACATAGTTGAAAGTTGGACATTGTGAAACAATTCACACACTGGTAAATGAAACATTGTGAAAGAAATCACACAGTACAAGCTTCGCGCTTGTGAAACATTTCACGAGGTGGATATTACCGATTCACAAAACTGAAAAAATGTTGGATATATCCCCATATATGGCATTGTGAAGAATTTCACAGATGGACAGAGACACACGCGCACACGAGAGAGACGCGCCAAAATACGCCTTTTAGCTCTGCTCTCTCTCTCTGTCT